TCGCTCCGAAGTTTATACCATCATTGTTATACCCTCTCCAATTAGAACCGTCCCAAAGGATAACATTCTTAGTGTCTGTTTCAAATAATACATCGCCATTCGCTGGAGAACCAGGGCGTGTGCTTGAGGTGCAAGTGCTAAATGTACTCATAATTGTGTTTAAGAATCGTTGTTGTAAATATACCAAGCACTACCGTCCCAAACATACAAATCGTAAGTGTCCGTACCGTAAGCATTAGTCACTTCTCCACTTGGATTGCTTGGTGTACTTGCTAGAATGTTAGCTTGGGTGTCTCGTGTGGTTACATTGTAGGTGGCGACACCTTTTAAGAATGTACCTGTTAAATTAGATGCAGAAAATCCGCTTGAGGTTAGTGTAACACTTGACACCCCACCTGTTACAGAACTTGGATTTGCAAGTACAAATGTAATAACTGTGTCTGACCCTGTGGGTATGCTTTGACCGCCAGCAACAGTAAGAACTAAAGTTCCACTCGACTGAGTCCATGCCCCACTTGAGCCAAATACTGCGGCATTTGTTCCGGCAACTGTGAGCGATCCATTATCGCTTGTTGTCGAGCTTGTGAGTCCAACTATGCTTATACTATCGCCCGCACCAATTACCGCGCTTGGGCGAACGGTTAGGGTATAAGTATTATTGACTGAAAGTGCATAGCTGTCAGTCGTGGATAATGTCGCAGTGGTGAAGGTTTCCGAAGCAACATTCAACCTGCCATTACTAGTCGCAGACTTACCTCCACCTAGTCCAAGTCCAATCGCTATGGAGGCGTATCCCATTAAATATTGTAGGCAATTACTGCACCACTTTGTAAGTCAATGCTAGTAAAGTTTCCGTATAAGACTGTGCCAGCAGTAAGCGTAGTTGCGTCCTGACCATGACAAATGTCATCCAGGTTAACTATGTTACTTGCTTGTGCTGCAAGGACACTATCCTCTGTTGCTTGGATCGCAAAGAATTTACCTGTGTGAACTGCGGTATCATTAATATACTCTCCTCCGTTTAGTCCAAGTCCTCTGTATTCTGATGTAGATGCCATAATGTTTTTTCGTTATGCAGACGTTGCTGCTGTAGTTCCGTAAGTTATAAACGTAATTGGTTGAGTCTGACCTTCCTGTCTTTCAAGTTTGTCCAACTCACTTTGTAAAATTGCTTCCGATTGTTGATAGATTACCTGCGCCTTTTCTGTCTGGCCATCCGCCTCCAGCCACATGCCATAAGCTCCTGTTGTGGCATACTCCGCAAATACATATGGGAAGTCTATTGCGTCACTTGCATATTCTGGAAAGCCTGCCCGGTAGTGTACCCATACAGGTGCGTTGCTTGCTTGGTCAGGTAGAATTGCTTCTCCGTAATCCGAGCTACCACTTGCATCCTGGATGTTTCTAAATGCTAATTCTGATGTGCTTGCTGTACCATATGGGTCATTAGTAGTGACTCGGAATATCTCGCTAATAGTTGTTCCAAAATCAATGTATGTAAGCATACTCGCAGTTGCAGTTGCTCCACTTCCACCACCACCACTAAAACTAACTGTTGGTACTCCTGTGAATGCAGTGCCATTATTTGTAACTGCGATTCCGTTTACTTCTCCATCTGCATTAATAGTTGCAGTTGCTGCTGCAGAGTTACCACCTCCACCACTAAAGGCAACAGTTGGTGCAGATGTGTAACTTGCGCCACCACTACCTACTTGTACGCTTCGTACTCGAAGGTCAGGTATGATTTGTTCAATGACAGAATTGAATGGCCATGCAGTACGATCCCATGCCAACTTGCCAAAGCGATTGAAGCTACGTACAGCAGCAGTTGATTCAGCAGTAAGGAATGAATCTACGCCAACCATACTTACCAGGTTGGTGATCATTGTGCTTACTGCTATCTTCCTCATGCGAAGCTGGGCTTAGTAAAACCTCCTGCTACGAAAGTCTTCTTTGAAAATGATTTGGCTTTTAAATGTGGGTTGTCACGAAAGAACTCATTCGTAAACGCTTTATCGCCCCAACAGCCTTGCTTGTCTTGATGCCAGCGGAAATATTCACGGGCAGGTATTGTGCCTTTTAATTGTCCAAGTCCCTCGACTTGTCCACCTTCACCATTCTCCTTGCCACACTCAATCTCACGTTTCTTTGCCTCGTACTTTTCCAAGTCTACTTCGTAACGTAAGTGCTTCTCTAGGTTCTTCATAAATTGTGAACCATTGCCTTGTGCCTTGCCCCATTTAGGTATGAATATTTCTGCCATAATAAATTGATGTGGAAAAGGGAGTGACCCGCATTGCAGATCACTCCCCAAATCCTAAACGTTTCTTATCCTACGTCGTTTGCGGAATGCATAGCTAGATAGATGTCTAGCTCACCTGCTGTAAGAGCAGATGGTGATCCGGATGACGAGTTAGTGAACACTGCGCTCAACACATCAGAAGCAGCGGCAAAGCTACCTGCTAATGTTTTAACGCTTGCTCCAACCTCACTAATGATTGGGCCAGCACTAGCAACACTTGTGCTAGTAATGAAGTTGTTTGGATCTCCGTCCGTACCAACTTCAATTGCGAATGCTCCTGTTCCAGCAAAGGCGGTGGTTACATTAACCATAGCTTTTGAGATAACGAAGTCTGTAGGTGTGTCACCAAGAGTTACAGTTACTGTATCACTTGATCCACTTCCTTCATCAACGTCGGTGAACAGAACTTTGAACTTATGGGTAAACCCTTGAGCGCGTTCTTGGTTTGATAATACACTCTTGCGAGCGCTTGGTAATGTTACTGCTGTATTAGCCATTTCTTAAATCTCCTTATTTTAAGTGTTATTAGTTAAAATATCCGTGAGCAACAGGTGACAAACATGCCAATCCAGCAACTACGTCTACAAAACCTCTGCGACCTCCACCTTGATTCTCAAGCTCAGTTACAGACTCAGCTTTTAAGGACATCATGGATACATACTCAGGATCAATTAAGAGTCCTGCGTCTGCGTCAACTGCGTCACTTCCGCTTGTTCTGTTGATGAAAAGGCTAGGAGTCACGAAAACATTTCCAAAATCGCCCTCATAAACATTTACTGACAAGGTTATCTTCTTAGAATCAGCATCTTGGTTAACAACGTAAGTTCCGTTGGTAGCTGCAAGCTGACGTGAGAAGTTTGAGATTTCTTGCTTGAGGCTTGGGCCTGCAAGTAAGGTCAACTGCCCACCAGGCATTCCGTTTGCTTCGTAGAGTTCTTGAAGAACACTATTGAAAGTAGCTTCGGTTTGTGTGCCTGTTGTGTCATTAGCAACATTCTGTGCAAATGTAGGAACGTCAGAAGGTTGTCCACCCACTCCAAGCCATTTTAACATGCCTCGTGTTTTGTAAGGTGAGCCTGCTCCAGCGTCTGCTTGACGTTCTTGTGCAGAACAGAATGCAGATTCAATTGAACGTTTTACATTGCGTACTGCTTTAGACTCAGCATTTGCAAATTCTGATGCAACACCAGCAGTGTCAACCATCTCTTGCAGATCAGACACCATGAATGTATCACGGAACTTCTGAATGTAATTTCCGATTCTAGCACGATCAGCAGATTGATTCTTAAAGTTGCCAACATCTTCACCTTCGGAAACTCCATCAAATTCTGGTGAGTTTAATTTATCAACTTGAACTTCAAAGAATGTCCCTGTTGCTTTTCCTTTTTTCATCATTGAAACGAACGGGGTCGCTTCTGGTTCTAACACTGAAATTATCGACGTGAGATCTTCACGATTTCCAGCAGTATTGTAAGTAGTACTCTTAGCCATTTTTATATCCTCCTAATTTTATTTTAAATTTATGCGATTGATCGCTTTAGTTTTATGTAATTTTGGTAGTCTGCTATATTGCCAGATTTCTCGAACTTGGCATGAGCCGCTTGTACAGCTTTCTTTAGTTTACTTCCCTCGGATCTTGGTTTACTCGCACCTGCTTCTGTGCTTGCGACAGGTGCAGTTGGTTTCTTCAATTTCTTTGGTTGACTTGCATTTGCTTGTTTCGCTTTAACTGCTTTTAGTCCTTCCACCATAAGCCCAAGTGCAAAGTTGCTGTTGGGTAGGTGGTCAACTAATGGTTTATAAAGCGGGCTTTGCTTTACCTGCATGAACATCTTGTAGTCTTCACTCTCTCCATCACTGAGGAAGTCGAAAGTTTGAACTGCTTGTTGGTCACTTGCTTGACGTTCCTTAATCCATGCTTCTCTTGCCGGAGCATCTTTGCGAAGTATCTTCTTTGCATTCGCTTTGATTCTACGGAGATCCGCTTTGGTGTAAGTCTTGTCAGCATCCTTAACGACATATTCATTGCCAGCGTCATCGTACTCCACTTCGTTTTCCATCCCTTCGTCTGCCCATTCGATGAGCGTGTTAAGGTTCTCAACTTCTTTAGCAAGTGCGTTGACGTCACTAACATTGTGCAAGGCATTATCCTTTAGGAATGCAGGTTGTTCAGTAGGCACGGGTGCTTGCTCAACTTGCTGCTGGAGTTCTTGGTTCTCGGCAAGTAACGCTTTCTTCTGTGCAGTAAGTTTTCCAAACCGCTTGATTGCAGAAGCATTGAGATGCTTGGCGAGTTCCTTTGACTCCTCCTCGGATAACGAATCCAAGTCCAGGTCTTTAAACTTTGAAAGAACATCCGAAGACTGTACGGGCGGCTCATCTGATTCCTCATCTGATTCATCCGACTCTTCAGCAGACTGATCCTCTAATTCCTCTTCTTCCGTAGATTCTTGTGCAACGGGTTCAGATTCCTCTTCGGTTGTGGTTTCAGTTTCCTCGCTTTGGCGTTTTTGCATCAGAGATGATGCAAGCTCTGCCATTGTTAGGTTACCTTCACCAGACGTTAAACTATCCACGGAGTTTTGAGAGGACTCTGAGTCAACCTCTTGAATTACTTCTTCCATAAGATCAAGGCATAAATAGCCTAGTGTAGCAAAATGTAGTTTACAGGGCTACAAAAGGCAACAAAAAAGCCCTTGTGACCTACCCCACGAAAGTCACAAGGGCGTATCTAGATAACTATATTATAACCAAAAGTTACATTTTATAGAAGGTATCGAGTTCCTCATCAATTGCTTCGAGCTTACCTGTCATCATGTAGTGTCGATTTGTGCAGTCGATGATTGCTTTTGTTTGAAGCTGGCGTATTACTTCCTCACGCATTGCTTCTCGCATCTCGATGTACTTCTTAAAGTGAGGGTCATTCTTTAAAGTGGATAAAGCAGTTATTGCTTCCTCTGGGTCAATCTCGTGGTAGGTTTTTCTTTTGCGGGGACTCATCGTTTTTTACCTTTGTGTAATCCATGTTTGGAGTATTGTTTACCTTTTTTTGTGGCAGCACGTTTCTTCCTGTTAGCAGCAGCAAGTTTTGCTCTGCCTGCCTTTGAGCTTTTAAGTTTCTTTATTGTTTTCGCAGGGGCATACACCTCGCCTGTCTCGGAAGACTTCTTGCCAGATGCGGTTGTCCACTTCTGTCCTGTCCATCGCTTGAGCGATTTCTGTGACTTCTTTAATGGCATTAGTTGCGATAACCTCCACCTGCTGCTTTATATTGCTTCGCAAGCATTTGGGCTTTACGTCCACTCCACTGTCCGCTTTTACCTCCCTTTGAGCCTGCCTTTATTTTTGCAAACAAGCGTTTACGCATGGTAGGCTTAGTGTAGTTACCAGCCTCATTGACACGGGACTTAGCTTTTTTCTTAGCAACCATCTAACAATCCCATGCTTTGCGTGACCAATAGTTGGCACTTAGTTTATTTGTCTTACCTTTAATACCACCTGACCTTGCACAGTAGCTCTTCTTGCGTGCAGGTTGGTTTTTCTTAATGGACATATTAGGATCTCCAAAGCGTACAAGTCGCACCTTGTCTCCTTCTTTGGCAAGAACAGCAAACTTTTTGGACTTACCTGGTGTACGCTTTGGTTTATTGTAACCGCTAAATTTCTCTTTGCGGTAGGTAATCATTTTCTTTTTCGTGCTTTTTTCTTAGCAACCTCAGAGAGTTCTCCAAAATGAAATAAAGGCTTACTTGTTTTGCCATGTGTCTTTCCTGTATGAAGTTTTCCGTTTGGCATTTTATGATAACCTTTATCCCAAGTTTTTCCGTCTCTGAGATAATGTTTTGCTCCTTTAGCCATTATTTCTTTTTACGCCTAACCTTTTTCTTGATTGGGCTTTTTTTCTTCATCATTTTTTTTCCGTACATATAACCTGGCATAATCTTATCCTCCTGTTGATGCTGCTCCTGTTGTTCCAAATTGTGTGGGTGCTGCCCCTAGCCTACCAATCTCAGCGTTCGCTTTCTGTTGAACTTGCATCTGTCTTTGCTGCAGGTAATTGGAAATACGCTCCTGTAAGGCTGGATCTTGTTGTACCTTTTGTGCCACATCGGGTTGAGATAACCATTGCTGGAATATCTGCAACTTCATCTCATGGGCATCATTAGGTTTAACATTGGGTGGTACACCAGCATAGATTTCTGCAATGGTCTGTCTTTCCTCATCCATTGCTTTTTGTGATGCGGTTTCCTTTGGAAGCATAATACTTTCCGCAGCCCCCGGTAAAATCTGACCAACTGCAATCTGTAATAATCGCTCAGTGTCTAGCGTACCATTCTTGTCTAGTTGTGCGCCAAGTTGGGCAATTGCTTTTACACGTTCAAGCATTTGCTCTGGGTCTTGTGTCGCAGCATCAAACTGCATGTAAAAATCAAATCGTTCTCCAGGATTGCCCTTATCATACTTCTGCATATCCTGCATACCTGTGACACGGAAGTATTCTTGGTCAGGGCCATACTGTTGATAAAGAGAGTATACTTGATCAAGCACATGTTTAAGGTGGTGAAATACTTTATCAATCACCTCCTGTTGTTTCATCTGTGCTTCGATTGGATCTACACCAGGTGCGTTCCTACCAAAGTATCTGTTTGCTTGTTCCTGTATATATCTTCGTAGCTCGACATTGGATACTGATCCACGAGGAGTATCTGCAAATCTTACCTCACCAGGTGTGCGGTATGGAATCTTTACCCCAGGCCCAAATCTAGCAGGTGATCTACCCATAGGGAACTCGATGGGTGGTAAAGTTGCTAATGATTGTGCATCAATTCCTGCATCCGTTTCTGCCTTGAGTACCTGCTGTAAACTTTCAATCAGTTCTGGGTATGACCTTGAGGAGTAAAGTTTCTTACTTGTTTTCTCAAGTGTGGTTACAACAAATGGATACTGTCCATGCGAGTAGTCAAGCAGTTGGTGCTTGGCATATAAATCTGTAATATTGCTATGATAAATCGTGCAGTAAATACCTGGCACATTATCCTCATCCAATAGTCTTTGATAACAGTACACTATTCTAACGAGGCTATTCTCGTTATCTCTGGTGAACTCATCATCCTCACGCAACTGATAGATGTTTTGATCTGTATCCTCGCCCTGCCCTGCTAGTTCAATAGCAGCATCCACAAACTCTTCTGACCATTTTTCGGTATTAATTTTAGACCTTAATTGCTCTGGGGTCATGGATACCACATGGAACATATATGGTGCTTCCTGTGGATCTATACAATAGCTTGGCCAAAACACATCCTCATCTGGTGCAAGTGCCTTGATCTTTGGTCTGCTTACAACTTGGCGTGTTACAGGTACTGTTGTTTCTCCATCCTTACGCATTTCCTTTAACATTGCCCGTGCCTTGGACTTGCTAATATCAAACTGCGTTTTTAAAACTTCTGTGAGTTCCTCGTCCATACTTCCATCTTGGATTGCTCCGGCAATCTGTGGAAGGACTTGAGCGATTTCCTCTAGGCTAATGGTTTGCTGTTGCTTGAGTTCTTGGTTCTCGTACCAGCAGTAATGTACCATCATGCCCTTCTCAAATAGATGGTTTAATCCAAGCTCAACCTCTGGGTAGAACTCTTGCATCTTGGAATTAATTAACCATCGTAAGAACATGCTGACCACATTGGCACGCTCAACATCATTTGATTCTGTTGGAGTGGCTACAATGTGACCACGTCTAATCGCATTCATGCTCATTGCCACACGGCAGGAGATTAACTCATCTGCCATACGAACTTCACTGTCACTCGCACTTTCCCACGGAAATACCTCACCTGTCGAACTCTGTGAAGCGTGCTTCTTAAAGTCATCAGATTTACCTGACCATAAACAATGACGGGTATCGTAATCTCTTTGTCTGCGATCTAACCACTCACCCAAGTCACTCTGAGTACGCTTGTATGCTTCCGCAAGATAGGCGATGTCAGGCTCTTTAGATACGTATAATAATTCTGGGTCGGATGCAGAGAGCATGTGTAGCATAAAACTACATTATGCACCTAATGTAGTCAATCTAATACCCACCACCACCTGTGACTTGAATGTCACGATGGGTGATATGTTCTGCTCCGCTTACAAATAAATAACGCAGGCAATCAATTTGGTCAGAGAAGTAATCACTCTTACTCTCTCCTGCATATTCAAGCATGGAAGATATTGTATTCTCGCACTGATCGGAGAAGTAAAGTTGTGGGCAATTATTGTCAGTCATTGGTTCTGTGTCATCCCATGATAGTGCATCATTAATCTTCGCAATACCTGAGTCTATGGACACACCTGGTGCAGCACGGAATACAAATCCCATGTTACTCATCGTGTTAATTATATTACTCTCCCCTTCCTTTGTGCGCACTGTGGCTGCACCCATCCGTGGGTCAACTATCCGCTCAAATATCTCCTCACCATCTTCCTGTGCTTCAAAGTAATCCTTGTAATCACTGTAACCCCAACCTAGAGGACGTTGTCCAGGGCCAGGCTTTCCTACTGCTTTACCAGCACCATTAATGTGTGGGATTGCCCATGCTCCCATTGTACTGTCAGGGAACTCACGATAGATGTATATCTTCTTGTCCTTCGTTACACCTGCCCATAATCCAACCCAAGGTTTACTACCACCTGGATCGCAGATAAAGTAACGTGTTACAGGTACAGATGGGTCTAGTATGAATGGTATCTTGCTATGTTCTATTACATTTGTCTCACGCTGGAATTTTGGGAACTTTCCTTCAAAACTCTTACTTGGTATACCAAATAATCGAGCAAGTTTTACCTCTTGTGGTTGCTTGGAATAGGTACGCACAAGTTCATTTGCATCCACAAATGGTGAATCCTGTGACCAGAAATAATATATGCGACAGTCAGGCCAATTCGCAGACACTTGCTCTAGGGGTAGTTCCTTATCCATTAACTCACTATACTTTGACCTGACTGTCGTAGCTCCTTTCAGTAAACTATTAACTAGTGGCGTGTATCCTTGCAGAGTAGTAAAGGTCAGAATTAAGCGACCATGATTATCTGTAAGTCTCGCCAATAGCGTGTTAAAAATATTCTCAGGAATTTCCTCATCGGCATGAATACAATGGGCTGCCCATCCCTCAAAGATTTGTGGGTCTGCCATGAATTGCCTGTAGTTATTGAAAAAAATTGTACTCCCACGCTCTGCATCTGGATGTGTGGGTGGAAGGATTGCTTTGCCTGCATTAAATCCATTCTTCTGTGTGTATTGCAATGAATGATTCTCACTCTTCTTCTTGCTTCTCTTGTACCTTGCCGGAAGGGAATCCCATATATAACGCTGGGAATCTGATATACTACGCTCCTCACTGACATGCATGGAACGTATCTCTGCTTCGGGTATGTTCTGCGCCAAGTGTACAAGCAAGCGAGAAGCGAAGGTGGTCTTGGATGATCTGTTACCACCCAAGCAAACATGTATCTTTGTATCCTTCCAATTCTCCATTACCCTACGCCACCCAGGAAGAGTCCAACCCCATTCGATTGGATCTTCCTTCTCGCTATTTGGTTGATCGAGGAGCAAGCGTGTAAGTGTTTCGGCACGTACAGGATCTTGTACAGTTAGTCTATCTATCTCCTCATCTGATAATGCACACTCCAACTCTCCCTTTACATACTTAAAGTCATCTGTCCAAGGCACGCCAAAGCGTGCGTCTATCTCATCTGCATAGGTTATTTTACCCACGATTGAGTATCTCTATCCCTACGATGATTGCTTCTTCGAGCGAGTTGCACGGGATTTCTTTTTCACCAATTTGCCAACCTTCCTTATCCGTTCCAACGTCTCTTGGCTTAATTGCAAGGGTGGTGGCCCTAGCTTTTTGTAATTGCACCTCGGTAATTCGGCATGAGATTCGGATATCGCTCGCCCGTATTTTCGCCAAAAGATCGGATTGTAGCCCTTGGGTACATTCACTTAACATTACGAGCTTGTTCCTCAGTTAACTGCTTCCATATATCATAGCATCTATGCTTCAAGTCAGTCACCTCTTTGGATAGTTCATCATTCTGCTTCTCCAGATCAATGACCCGACTTTTAAGAACCATTCCTTCATCTGTTAATCTCCTCACCCATAATGGCCAACTCTCTAACTTCTTTCCTGTGGGGGTATATATATTCATTCCTCTTCCTCTAGTTCCATATCACACTCAAAATCTATTACATCTTCCTTGTAATACTCCTTTGCTGCTTCCACCATGCACTGTACAATCTCATCATCCTCCAAGTCAGACTCTTCTGACCAGCGATGAATCGCATTCTTAAACTCATGGATACATTTTCTTTTTGCGTCTTTCATAATTTACTAAGTCAAATTTTCCCTTGCTTGGCATTCTGCGTGGTATCGATGTTCGATACACTGTGCCATGCGAGTCCACGGATAATTGATTCTTTCCCCAGAATCGTAACCATGCTTCCTGCATTACTTCGTGTGGCACGTGGCATTCAATTCCTTCCATAAAGTCTTCCATGCTAGTTCTGCTGTTTGGGGGACAACTCCATTCCCCAAGAGTCGGAGGCGATCCACTCTGTTGGCAATTGCGTCCACCCTGTCATGCCTCTGCCCAGCATGAGACTCTCCACCCAATTTGGATTCAATTTCGGTGTCTGTGTCGCATCCTTCGCTACTGCCCCTGTTAGACTCACACCTCTCCCTCTCTTGATGCTCGTCTCCGCTTTTTCGTGACCTCCTACTCGTGGAGTCGGCCACGACCCGTGGTTCTTCCCACTCGTATTGCTCTTCTCCTGGTCTTGCAGGCCATTCATCTTGGGATTGTTTACATCCTCTCTCAAGTTCTTGCATCCGCCCTTCTTCTTGTTCCTCGCAAGTGCTTCTCCCGTCTTGGGTGGTAGATGATCCATCGTGTTTGGTGTTGCCCACTTCATCTGATTCAAGTCTCTCCCCAAGCACTTCTGATTGCTCTCCTTCGCAGTTCTCGCTCCCTCGATGTGGTCGGAGGCTTGGGGAGTTGCCCAACTCTTCCCTTGTGGAAGATGCCCCGTCTCCACATCCCTCAATTGTGTGCGATGAGCTTTCCTCGTTGGATCTGCTGCTCCATTGCTGTCCGAAGTCTGCGCGGTAGGCCAAGATGAAGACTCGTTTCCTTTGGTGTGGAGCGCCAACTTCTTCCGCACTGAATATGCCGAACGTTGTTCTATAACCTTCTTCTTCCAAATCGGACAGGACTCGCCATAGCCCCATCGTGGTGTGTCCTGCGACATTTTCCCAAAAGCACCAAACAGGTCTAATTGCCCTGACGTGCTTGAGGATGTATGGCCATAAGTGTCTTGGGTCTTTTTCTCCTTGTCGCTTGCCTGCTGACGAAAATGGCTGACAGGGATATCCACCAATGAGTCCGTGTACTTTTCCACGAAACTCTCGTGCAGGGAAGGTTTTAAGATCCGAGTAGATAGGGCAGTTAGCCATGAGTTTCTGTTCAGTCTTCGCAACCAGGTTTGCTTGGACGAAGGCTTCGATCTCCACATTGCAGATGACTCTAACATCCACGCCTGCTCGCTTAATTCCAAGTTCAAGCCCTCCGTATCCGGTACAAAATGAGATAATGTTTTGGGTATTATCCACATTACCTTCTCTTAATACGTTCCCATTCAATGCGTTGAAGTTCATCCTCACTCTCTTCCTTCTCTTCGCTCGGCATGTCTCCTAGTACATCGTAATCAACTTCATCATCATCTATCATATCAATCTTCCCTTCCTGTCATAATTTCCTTCCAAAGTGTACATATCCCCATCCTCACGCTTAACCTTGACCATACTCCCCAATCCAAACGTACCTGGCTTTGCACGGAACTTGCCATGTGTACCATCTGGAAACTCAATAAAGCGAAGGTATGGATTCTTGGGTAACAAATACACCTTCGCACTGCGTACCTGATCCATACTCTGCTTAATCATACCAACCTTAACCGCACGCCTCTCTTCCTTCGCACGCTCGTCCTTTTGCTTACTCTCCATATCCTCAAGCAAACTAACCATCTTCTTACTCAGTCTCTTCCCACTAAATGCAAGCCTCACTGTGATAGGCTTAACTCCAACCAACTTGCTAAACTCAGTGTAATTCATACACGCAGTTTTAAGTATCTCTTTTCCACGCTCCGTATTCATTTGTCACCTTATGTAGTCTTGTACTTGACAATGCAAGTATTTTCTGAAAAAAAGTAAAAATACCATGCCTAGACCATACAAACGAAGAGCAAGGAAACCCGGTTCAGTACGTGGATTCTGTGATGATATGACAAAAAACAATATAATAAAATCAGCAGCTAAGATTGCAGCTAAACAATCAAGTGGCGTGAAAGAAGCAGAGATCCTAATGAAACAAGATCCAGAACTTCGTCAGTCAATCAGTAACTTCCTACGCTATCGCTTAGACATGACAGAGCAGGAGTTCCTAAACAAGGTAAACTCAAAGCTATCCGATATGGTGGCAGACTCACTAAATACTCTACATAACAAACTAGACGAGATACCACCACAAAACCTAGCCTATGCAGTGGCAGTACTAATGGACAAGTTCCTAACCGTCTCAGGTAGACCATCAAATATAACCGCATCCGCAAATGTAACACTCGGTGCATCCGATATGTCACCTGACCAGGTACGCTCAATACTAAAAGGTGCAACCAAGGAAGTAAAAAAACAACCCAAGGAAGCATCCAAGGATAAAGTCACAGACATCACACCAGATGACAACTCCACTAAATAAAAAGATTATAGCTCTCAGGCAAAAACAATACTCATTTAAACAAATTGCCAAGCAACTAAACTGCTCACTTTCCACTGTATCCTATGCACTACGCAAAAAAACAAGGGACAAAGCAAAGAAGAAGTTTGATGATATTCCAATCCATATCAGAAAAATACGGAAAAAAATATACTCCTTCAAAAATCCAAGAGTACCAAAAAACGAAAAGCCTGCCTGGTATATTTCAAAGTCACCAAGGCAAATATCAAAATCAATTTCCGCAAAAGCAAGCCGCTTCCAAAGAACAATGACTTTCAACTATAAAGATGTACATAAAAAATATGGTGACCACTTCCCTTGCGCACTAACAGGTAGACCAATCGAATTCAACAAACCAGAAACATACGAGTATGATCATATACAACCATTATCTCGTGGCGGTGAAAATACACTAAGCAACCTGCAAATACTATGCCCAGAAGCAAACCAGGCAAAAGGCAGCTTAACAGATCAGGAGTTCATCGAACTATGCAAGGAAGTTGTCATACATACAGGTCATAGAATCTATAAACCTATAGATAAATAACTTTACAGGTATTGTGGCGGGGGAATGTTGTGAGCCTCTGGTCAATGCATCGCCTGCTTGGTAA